CTTCTTCACGGGTATAGCTTCAACAGTTGGAGTGATGTCGTTACATATGACGAAGCCTTTATCGAAGAGTGGTTGGATTCTCCACAGACCTCCCTTTACTATAGTCTACAAGTTATGGGGGACACTCAAGATAAGTCAGATGTATACGCTGCACTAGCTAGTGATGATGTTGACCAGTACCTTGCAGACATTCTTAATGAAGAACAAACCTGCGATTGTCAAGAATGAATCCGTATCAAAAACTACTCGAAAGAAAAAGAACCTGGACGCCGGTCCAGACGACTGCTGGTACAGTCAAAGAGGGAGCCGAAGATGTATTGAAACGTGCCCTTGCCTTGCGGCACATGGAACTGCCTGTGGGAGATTTTATCAATGACGCTCTCGCCACCGAAGTTCCGGAAATGGCACGTGAGCTACTGGTCTCCAACGTCAAAGACGAAGAGAAACATGACCTCGCTCTTGGTTACATTGCCAATGCTCACAGGGTTGATGAAAAGGCTGAGGCTGAGGCGTTTCGGCTACGCGATGCTTGGACATCGCATCCAGATCACACTATCACGAAAGCAATGGTGGCCGAACGTGCAATTTTTTTCGTTCTTTTACCACTCATGCGCTTTACTGGTGACGGTGGATTTAGAACAGTAAGTGCTGACATCTCCAGAGATGAACAAATTCATGTGGCTGCCAATAGTCTGGTTCATACTGAGCTGGGGTATAACATCAGTCCTTCTCTTGATAAACTCAGGAAGGCAACTATCAATTGGGTGATGCAACCACTGTCTGCATCTAACCCTGATAAATATCTGAACAAAAAATTTTGGCTGGATTCTAGCGACCGCCTGATGTATGAAGGCAAAGCTCCTGAGCTTGCTACCACCAGGGCTAGCAGAGTCCCTGCATTCTTTGAACATGCAAATACAGACCTCCCACAGTACGCTTAACATTGGCTTGACTGTGGAACGGTTGTTGGACGAGCTGGAGGACATGTTTCCTCCATCTCAACCGACACCTGAAACACCCATCAATCAAATAATGTACCGCTCCGGTCAACGGAGCATTGTTGACTTTATCAAATCACGTATTGAGGACGACTAATTATGTGTGGAGGAGGAAGAGAAAGAAAAGCCCGTAAAAGGGCTGAAAGAGATGCCCAACGTGCACGTGAAGAAGCAGCACGTCGTGAGCAAGAGGCCATTGCACGTGCAGAAGAACAGGCACAACGAATGTTGGAACAGCAACGCAAGTCCTATGAGACTATGCAGGCTATGATTCCTAAACCACCCAAGGTTCCTAAGGCACGGCCTGCATCTACGACAACAGAAATGACAGATGGCGTTAAAGTAAAACGTCCTAGTGAAGACGTGCCTGGTGGTGTTAAATTGAAAAAACCAAAGAAACGTGAACGCCGCGGCCGAAGCAGTCTATTAATTGGACTTGCTCCTGGTGTTCGAGGTGCCGGACGTAACCCTAATATCAACTAAATAAATGACTGCACGAAAAAGGTACGATGCACTATCTAGTAGCCGTTCCGAGTTTCTAAATGTTGCAGTTCGGTGTTCAAGACTTACCCTTCCTTATCTCATTCGTGAAGATCAAGGCCTAACTACACACGAAAAACTGATTCAACCTTGGCAATCAGTTGGATCCAAAGCGGTGACGACGTTGAGTTCAAAACTTATGTTGGCTCTTCTTCCTCCGCAAACTACATTTTTTAAGCTCCAAGTTCGTGATGAGAAACTAGGTACTGAACTTCCAGCAGATATTAAATCAGAACTCGATCTAAGCTTTGCAAAGATTGAACGTATGGTGATGCAATCCATCGCCGCGTCAACTGATCGCGTGACCATTCATCAAGCTATTAAGCATTTGGTCGTTGGTGGCAACGCACTTCTGTTTATGGATAAGGATAACATTAAGCATTACCCACTGAACAGATACGTTGTAGATCGAGATGGAAACGGTAATGTTATTGAGATCGTTACCAAAGAACTGATTAACAAAAAGCTTTTGCCTGGCATCGTACAGCAACAGCTAGGGTCAAAACTTAATGATGTAAACAACAACACAACTACTGTCAACGGTGAAGACGTAGAGATCTTTACTCACTGCCGTCGGGAAAACAACAGGATGGTTTGGCACCAAGAGGTGTTCGACATGATCATTCCTGGCAGTCAAGGTAAAGCACCTTTGTCTGCAAACCCATGGCTTGTGATGCGTTTCGCGTCTGTTGATGGTGAGAACTATGGTCGTGGTCGTGTCGAAGAATTCCTTGGTGATCTTCGATCTCTCGAAGCACTGTCTCAGGCACTTGTAGAAGGTAGCGCGGCTGCTGCGAAGGTTGTATTCCTCGTCAGTCCGTCCTCTACAACTAAGCCACAGACTATTGCCGCCGCAGGTAACGGAGCTATTGTACAGGGAAGACCTGATGATGTGTCTGTTATTCAAGTAGGTAAGACTGCTGACTTCGCCACTGCCTCTAACATGGCAAGTGTTTTGGAACGACGTATTGCTGAGGGCTTTATGCAACTCAACATTCGACAGTCAGAACGCACCACAGCAGAAGAAGTACGGTTGACACAACTTGAATTAGAGCAAGGCCTTGGTGGCTTGTTCTCGCTATTGACTGTTGAGTTCCTCGTGCCTTACCTAAACCGTAAGCTTATGGTATTGCAACGTAGTGGTGAAGTTCCTAAGATTCCTAAAGACCTTGTCAACCCAACCATCGTTGCCGGTATCAATGCCTTAGGCCGCGGCCAAGATCGAGAGGCATTGACTTCATTCATCACAACCATTGCACAGACCATTGGACCTGAAGCAATGTTGACATACATCAACCCAGAAGAAGCCATTAAACGTTTGGCTGCTGCACAAGGTATCGATGTACTTAACCTTGTTAAGGGTATGGAGCAGCAGCAGGAAGAACGGGAAGCAGCACAAGAGGCGCAGGAAGAACAGATGATGACTCAACAAATGGGTCAGATGCTCAAATCTCCTATCCTTGATCCAACAAAGAACCCCAACGCACCTGAAGTTATCAACAATGCGATGGGTCAAGAAATTGTACCACCTATTGACCAACCACCCCAGCAACAATAATGGCCGAAATTCTAACCTACGATCCCAGTGATGATCCACAAGCTGTACAGTCAGCACAAGCACGTGATGCTGAAAATCTAGCTGTAGCTGAACAACTTGAACGTGAGCAAAGTCAATTGCTTGCTGGTAAGTACAAAGATGCTCAAGAACTAGAGAAAGCATACCTCGAACTGCAGACTAAACTTGGTGGTGACACTCAAGAAGAAGAAGAAGTGGAGGAAGGTGAAGAAGTAGTTGACGAAACTGAACCGGGCTCTGATGAAGCCCTTGAGTTTTTTGAAGCACTCAACGATGAGTATGATGAAAATGGCAGTTTGTCTGAGGAATCTCTGGAAGCTCTGAAGGAGATGTCGTCAGAAGAACTTGTCGATGCATACTTCCAAATGCAAGACCGACTTGGTTCTGAAACTGATTCTGTGGAACTGAGTGAGTCTGATGTTACATCTATTCAACAAAGCGTTGGCGGTGCTGACAACTACAATGCTCTTGTATCATGGGCAGCAGAGAACTTTGATCAATCTGAGATCGAAGCGTTTGATGGCGTTGTTGAATCTGGCAATGTAGGTGCAATCAACCTTGCACTACAAGCCCTTTATTATCGATACACTGAAGCCGAGGGTATGGAGGGGCAACTTCTACAAGGCAAGGCTGCGGCACCTGCTAATGGGTTCCGTAGCCAAGCTGAGGTTGTCCGTGCCATGCAAGACCCACGGTACGATCGTGACCCTGCATACCGTGCAGAGGTCATGCAACGACTAGAACAATCTGATCTTGATTTTTAACCATGCCATACGGACCTGGAACATACGGATCAAAAGTAGGACGACCTCCTGCTAAGAAAAAGAAAAAGTTGTCACCGAAGCAGAAGAAGATGGCAAGTCTTGGTGGCAATCCAAATAAAATCGATGCTTCTGATTTGAAAATCCTGCGTGGCCGGAGGATGCGCTGATGGCACACAAAGGTAAAGGCTCTTGCGGAGGCAAGAAAGGTGGCAAAGGCTACAAAAAGTAGTACCCGTTCTGTAAGTCTAAAGATCGGTGCACACAAATCACGGTCCGGTGGCTTGACTGCTGCCGGTCGTCGTAAATACAACAGAGCTACAGGGTCCAACCTGAAGGCACCACAGCCGCAGGGCGGACCACGCAAGCGTTCTTTCTGTGCCCGTATGTCTGGTGTGAAAGGACCAATGAAAGACAGCAAGGGTCGCCCTACACGGAAGGCTCTTGCACTACGCAAATGGAAGTGTTAATCATGCCTGCAAAACGTGGCTTGTATGCCAATATCCATGCTAAGCGGAAACGTATTGCCGCTGGCAGTGGAGAAAAAATGAGGAAGCCTGGCAGCAAGGGTGCGCCCACTGCCGCTAACTTCCGACGTTCTGCCAAAACTGCAAAAAAGAAATAGACTTCAGCCGTACGTTCATCCTTCGGGACGCAGGCAT